CACAATAGAGGACAGTTGCGGCTTGCCCTCGATAATCATCTGCTTGCCGAGGACGGGAATGATGTTGCAAAGCGTCCCAGGCCAAGTGGTCGTGGAAGGTTCCCCATCATCCCCAGGAAGAATTTCGACGCCATTTATTTTGCAAAATTTAATAGTTATCTGGGGCTTGCGCTTGCCCTTAATGCGCTTTTCTTCGACCGTCCAATACTCGGCGATACGCACCGAATCGGAGCCTACCCAGCCATCTCCGCGCGTTTCCGCGTCTTCCCACGAGATCGAAGAAAGCTCCGAATCGGGGTAGAGGCTCTTGTATTCTTCCTTTGGAATGTCCTCGACTACGAACCAATACGTCGGCTTGCGTCCGAAGATGGACGGAACAAGTATTCCGTACACCGTGAGAGGGTCCAGAACCGGCTTGATGATCAGTTCCAGATCGTCGCTTTCGTCATCCACGTAATCGGTCAGAAAGCGGTAATAGCCGAACGAACCGCCCGCACTGTATTCAAGCGCCGTTTCGTATGCCACTTGGGCATCGGAGCAGTATTGGATGTACCGCGCCATGCCCTCATATATTTCCGCAGTGTCCTTGTCAACGTCCCGCTGCGGGGCGAACTTAACCTGCGGTTTCTTGTCCCGCGCCTCGTTCGACACCTGCTGCACGAAGGTATGGCAGCGTGGAAACGACATCGCCGGACGCCCCGCCTGTTCACGCTGTAACTTGAGTTGCGGGTCCCATTGGTCCTCGCCATCGGGAGACGCGAACTTGAGGTCGGAAACGAACTTCCGGCGCAGCTCTTTCTCGTCTTCGGCGGCGGCTTCGAAGCGCCTGCGTGCCGTGGCTAGGAAATCGTCTTTATCGGCCATACTCAATGTCGTGGAGGTGCATATCCGGTGCGGTCACCTGACGCAAGAGTGCGCGGTGATGTGTACATGGGACTTCCCGGCAGGTGCATGGGCTTCGACGCCGCCACCGGGCGCATACGGGTCAGCACGGCCTGAATCTTGGGCGCTGTCCAAGCCATTTAGTCCGAGCCTCCGTTTTCTTCTTGCTGCTCGGGAATTTCAAGATGGTTGGCGACGTGGGCCAGCATCTCGTGGCCCTCGTGAGCGCCGAACACGTGGCGCTCGGGCTCGGCATAGGCAGCCGTCGAGCCGGACGTAAAATGATGCGTGACCGTGTGGCCGCCGTTCTCCGCAGGCTCGATCTCGATGCTGCGGACTCGCTTGCCGCCCTTCATCTTCTCCCGAATGCGCGCGACCGAATCCTTGGTCAGCCGCTTCTTTTGCTCGTGCTTGCGTTCCATTGCAGCTCCCTTGGCGGTTTCCCGGTTGCCCCGCATCGCGCCCATATCGTTCATGGCGCCGTAGACGTACCGCGCCGCGCGCCTGCCGGCGAATCCCTTCTTCGCGGCTTCGGATTTCAATTTTGCTTCGAGAAAGGCTGGCATATCCCAATTTCCGGGGTTGGATTGCTTTGGGACTCGCGCAGCTTCGCCTCGATAGCCTTCAGCGCCCCATCGACAAACTCAGTAGCCACGGCTCGGCTTATGTGCTGCTGGCGCATGACCTTCTTGATGGCGGCGTTGCGCGTGAGACTGGGCATTACTTGGTGCCCACCAGCGCCGCAGCCTTATCGCGGATCGACTGCGCTGCGCTCGATACGGCCGCTTTGGCCTTGTCTGCGCCAACCGCGGAGCGATTCTTGATGGCGTCGGCGGCTCCGTTCAACTCGTCTTCGCCTTCGCGCGGAAACTCATTGAGAAAATCGGTGAGCTTGACGGCGGGATGCACCACGCCCTTAGCCCAGTCGATGATCGGCTGCACGGCCTGCTGCGAATCAGCCTGCGCCATTACTTCTCTCCCAGGATGCGGTCGGCCTTCGCGCGAATTTTCGCGGCGCTGGCACTGCTCAACTTGCCGCGCTTGACCATCTGCGTGGCGCGCGCCTTGGCGTTGGCGGCGTGGGAGCGGTTAGGCATGGGGTATTTGCGCGATCCAGGCAGCCCGAACTCGCCGCTGGGGATGCTCTTGCGTTCCGCTGTGTCCAGCTTCGCCATATCCTTCTCCTTGCGATCCACGTATTCGCAGCACCCGTGCGGGTCGGTAATCGGCCTGTTCTCGGCATCGCGGGTCAGTTTCGAGCGCTGCATCATGTCTTCCTGCCCGCAACTGTGCCCGTTGAAGTATTCGCAGTTGGCGCACTCGAAGGGACCGCCAGCCGGACCCTCATAGCCAGTTCCCGGCTCACCCTTGACGTGCGCGCTGTCGATTGTCTTCACGCCATCCACCCGCTCGAACCTTGGTGAACCTGCTGCTGATATTCCTGCTTCTTTCTTTCCGGCTCCCTGATCCCCACCGCCAGCGTGCGCAGTGCATCCGCCGGGTGGCTGGCGTCGTCATGCAACGGCTGGCTGCGCTGCACTTCATAGCGCCCTTCGCCTACCTTGGTCGGCGGTCCCCACTGGTAGCGCCTGAGATATTGCAGCCCGTCCGCGCACTGCTTAGCGTCGAAGTAGAGCTGCGGAAAGATGGTGCGCACCGCGTTGATGCCGTCGGCTACGTTCAACTGGCGATTCACCCGCACCGTGAAGCCCTTGCCGCGCATGATCTCCTCGATGCTGCGCCCGGTGCCCAGATTGCGCGTCCCGCCATCCCACGGCAGAAAGCACGTTCCGAAGGTGTATCCCCAGGTCTGCATCTCGCGCAGGTAATAATCAATCGCCTGGTGGTCGCCCTCGAAGTAGCGCAGAATGCAAATCTCAAACGGTGTGCGCTGCGCTGCCCAAATCGAAACCCGATCGGCATAACCCAAATCCCAGAACGTGTCCACCGGCCGCATGGGATCGTAAGGCACGCTGCGAATGCGCCCATCCCGCTCCGCCGCCTGAATCTCGGCCTTGTAAATCGCGCCTTCAACTGTTGACCGCGTGGCGCCTTCGTAGACATGGTGAAACGTGTCTGGATCGCGCTCGCGGAGCGTTTCGATCTTCTCCCGTGATTCCTTGCTAAGCCAGTTGTTATCGCGGTAGCTGGTTTTGACGACCGCCGCGCCCTTCGGCGGGTTGACAATGAAATCCTGATAGACGGCATCGGTCTCGAGATCTGGATTCAGTGTCAGCCAGATTTCGCTTCCCGGCTTGCGGATGGTGGGCAGCAGAATCGTCAAACTGCGCCGGCTGACCACTGACGCCTCTTCCACCCAGCAAATGTCGATGGCCTCATACGACTTCAGCGATCCCACAGTCTGCTTGCGCAAGCCAGCGAAGACGAACTCCGTACCGTTGGCGCCGCGAATCTCCGATTGCAGAATGGTGTAGAAGTCGCCCAGGCCCAGCAGCACCGCCTGATCGCTCAAAAGCTGATGAACCGACTCACGAATCGAATCCATCGTTTCGCGCGCGCACAGGATACGCAGCGGCTTCTTTGCTCCCAGAATCAGCAGCGCCCGCGCTACCGACCAGCTTTTGACCCCATCCCGGCCTCCGTAAAGCACCTTGTAGGGGTGCGGCTCAAATAGGAAGCCGAGTTTTTCGGGGATTTCAACTCTGATCTGCGCTGGGCTTGACAAGTTGCACCGTAATCGCTGGCAGGGGCGCGCCGTTGGGGCCGCTTACTTCCTGCTGCACCTTTTCGCCATACTTTTTGGGATAAACTTTGGCCGCATACCACTTCCGCGCGTCGATCTGAAGCCGGGTGCGCTCGGTGTTGTCGCCAATCGTGACCTCTTCGCCCCCATCGGCCTTAATGACCCGCTTTTCGGCCTTCACCGGCCTGTCGCTGAGCGCGATCACCTCTTCGGCCAGATATTCGGTGCGGATTTCGGTGGCCCGCTTGTATTTGCCGCGGAACTCTTCGTTTTTGTCGAGCCAGCGGAATACGGTGACGAAGTGCGGCATGCCGTCATCCAGGCAAACGTCCTTCAGCGAGCGGCCCGAGGCGATCTCATCGCAAATCAGGTCGGCAATCAGCGTCGAATACTTGCTGGGCGCGCTCATTACTGCAATGCCTCCGCGAAGAAGCGATTTGCCTCGGCCGCCAGCGCCATCTCAGCGTGAATGTCGGCAATTCCAGCCACTTTCAGCCCCGGAATCTCCGCATAGCCAAGCGGTTCGCGCACCCTCGCCTGCTCATTGCGCGCAGAGATAGCTTCGGCAAGCGTAAGCTGCCGAATCGTGCGCGGATCTACCCAGGTAGCCGCGCAATTCTCAACCGCCTTCTGCGCCTGCCTGTGCTTAATCCACACTTTCATCGTGAGGTTGAAGACACGGAAATTATTTGTCATTTGGGGGCCGAGCCTATCGGCGCTCGGAACCGTGGTGCTGGAAGGGGTTGACGGTTAATACGTTACCACAAAACGAGAGCGCTGTTACTGTTTACTTTCCAAAATTCTCACTTTTGCTTGACATTTCACCCAATTCGTCCGCAAGCACGCCTGCGCGTCCTCGAGGCTGATCTTGCCCGCGCACACCAGCTTGGGAAACTTATCCTCGACTTGATGGTCCTTCACGCGGGCTTCTTTGATGGGCTGCGGCCAGAGATTCGACTGGATGTTATCGCCGCCGAGTTCTACGGGTACGGCGTCGTCCAGTTCCCACGCTTTGCCGGGGCAGCCACTCTTGATTCCATAGGCGCGACACACGGCAGTCTTGATCCTCACGCTCTTGGTGGCTTTGCGAAACGGCTTGGTCCTGAAATCCTTGGCGCAGAGGTTGTATTCCACACCGTCGATCAGGTACGCGCCAGCGCCCGGTTCGGCGATGACGTGCGCGTTGACGGCCCCGGGAGTAAGCGTTGGATCGGGAAGCGCCTGCGGATACGCGGCCTGCGGCATCCCCATCAGGCCGAGCCACAGCAGCGTGACGGCGACGGGCCACTTGAGCAGGGATGCGAGTTGGGGGTCGATGATCATTACTTACCAACTAACTCCCGAGAGAACCATCTTTACCGAAGCGATTGGGAGGCCGCACACATACGTTTGCCTGGTGTATTTCTGAATTGCGTGTGCGCAAGAGGTCGCGCACACCTTAACGGGCGGTTGCGAAATTTGAGCGTTGGGGTAACAACCGGGCATTGTGAACGGAGCCTCGAAGGCGATCTCGTACACATTGCCGTTGTCCAGTTCCATATCTTCTTCCTTACACATTCCTATCTCGCGATTTTCCATCATTGCAACCTCTCAATCGGCGACGGCTCGTACAGCTCCATAACTTCTTCCTTCGACATCCCTACCTCCAGTGCGCGGCCACCGAGTTAGCCGCAATCGTGCCCAGCGTCGCCAGCACTGCGAACAGCACCGTCCAGAAGAACTTTCGCGCCATCTCGCGCATGCTTTGAACATTTTCGGCGATGGCTGCCGCCGCGTGTTCGATTCGATCCATTCTCAGCACCAGCCCTTTCTCCGGGGAGCCGTTGCCCCAGAGCAGCGTGATTACCTTGTCCAGCCGCTCTTCCTGCTCGTCCATCTTCCCTGCGCAATCACAGGCCATCCCTCACTCCCCAGCGCATCTGGCCGTGCTTAACTCAGTTACCCCACCCGAACAGCACCCCGACGATGGGCTGATAGCCTGTGCCGCCCGATACGCTCGACTTCAGGAAGCGCACGCTGGGCAGGATGTAGTAATTGCCCTTGACGTGAACCGAAGCCAGAGCGCCCGCGTTCCACTGCCAGCCGGTC